TTTGAAGAACACGATCTCCGATAACTTGTCGATCAATTTTTGTAACAAGTGTTGTTTTTACACCAGTACGAGTTTGACCAACTTGAGTAGCAGTTTGTTCTACAGTAACTTGACGAGCATTATCACCACCACCTCCGCCAAAACGGGCATTCATTTCAGCAATAGAAATGCGAACATTACCAAAACCAGATGCCCAGTTATCACCAGCAGTATATATTTGCGAAGTGTTAATTGATGCGCCAGTCCACTGAGTTTGCCAAGCATTCCAAACAGTACCAAGAACACCAGCTTTTTCAGCAAGATTTTTAACTGTATTAAAATTACCTTCAATATCAATAACTAAATCTGGACGACGATCAATTTCAAACCAATCATCCGAAGAAGGATTAATTCTCACATCACCTAGGAAAGTAAATACTGCAAATGGATTAATATTTTCTAAACGAGTAGCATACGGCTGTTCAATAAGTTTTATATCAGCAACAACTGGAAGTGTAATAACATCACCATACATTTTATAATTTGCAGCTGTACGAGTTTCAGTAGTAGAGTTTTTCTCTACTAAATTAATATTATTCATTGAATAAAATGGACGCAATTCAGCATTTTCCATATCAATAGAATTTAAATAATCTGGAGATGTAGTATCTCCAGTATTATGTCCAGAGAAGTTATCTACAATAAATCCTCTTTTAAAACGTGTATCACCAGCTGAATCTATAACTTCAAGTGATTCTGTTTGTTGTTCTAATAATGATAATGAAGTATAATATTCTAAGTTATCAATACGCTTTTCTAATTTTCCAATATCACGCATCGTATAACGCTTGTTATCATAACGAGTAACTATAACATTATTATTAGTTGAGCCAAATGTATAAGGTTCAAGATTTAAACTATACAAACTCAAGCCAAGAGCAAGGTCTTCAGGTTCTCCTGGATTTAACGAAGAAGCACCATCAATAGAAACAAATTTACCAGATAAATCTAAAGCAATTTTAGATTTACGACCAATAAAGTATGAAAAATCTGTAATAACATCAATACCACGTTTTGGCACTAATGATACAGATGCTCCAGTTGAAGAAAATCCAGTACCAGCATTATTAATTCTTGGGCGGAAATCGATACAATCTCTTAATGATAGTCCGTTAAAAGAAGGTATTAATTTATAATCTACAGTATTTGGATAAGAATCTCTGGTAAAATAATCTCCAGCAGTATGTGTAAAATGATCAAAAGTTACTGTAATTGGTGCTTCTGGAGGAGCATACGAATTTTTTAAATTAACTCTAGCAATATCGTAGTGAGTAGATCTTTGTCCAGAATCAAACTCATATCTATCTGTAATATCAATACTGTAAGTACCAGTTGGTGCAGCGAATGTTCCAGTTCTCATTTTAACAGAAACTAAACGATAACCATCAGCAACACCTAATGATAAAGAAGAATCTTGTGCTGTGGCTTGAGTTGTAAATAAAACATCAACAGAAGACTGTAGGAGTTTAGTTTTTTCAGTAGAAGTCGAACCAGTTTTATTAACAGCTGCAATAACTATTGCAGTGTTACCATTAAGAGCAGAATTTACTGGGATAGCTAAAGTGTTAGTTCCTGTGCCAGTAATAGTACCAGTTGGTAAAATTATCCCACCAGTAGTATTATTTAAAACAATATAGTTGTCTGTTTCAGCAGCTGAAGCAAAAACTCCAGAACCCAATCCAGGTGGATTTATAGAGCCACCACTAATTGTTGTTACATCTAATTGCTGATAAACAGTATAATTAGTATCATTCCCACCAGCACCAGGAACTCCGCCAGAGATACCACGTACATTTTTTATTGCATAATATGGTAAAGGATATACCAATGAAGTATTTTCTGGTTCATAAACTACAGTTGATACACGATCCATAGTAGAACCAGTGATAGTAATAGCAGTATCAACAGTTATCTGAGACTGACTTGTAATCGTGTCAACACGACGTAATACACCACCAAAAGAAATCACATCACCAACGATAAGATCTGTTTGGAAAGAAGTTTGTGTACCAGTAATTGTTGCAGAATTTGCAGCAGTAGCACTACCGACGATACGACCGAGTATAGGATCAATGTTTGCAGAAAAAGAAAGTGCTGCAGTGCCACCACTTAAGAAAACCGATTTGACTTTACGATTAAAGTCAAATGTGCCATTCATTTTAACATCAAATAAACCTAGTTTATAAATTGAAGTTTGTGTACCAATAGTACCATTATGCCACTCTAATAATCTAACACGAGCAGTACCAATTGCAGTAGCACCTGAAGGAGCAACACCAACTGAAGATACTAATCTATCATATAGTGTAACTGTACCGAATGTGCTTATCGGTGGTAAACTATTAACATTAGTTACCAATACATAATTACCAACAGTGCTTGGAATGTAAGCATTTTCTACTTGTACTGCATCACGTGCTTTTGGAACAGTAACATAAGTGGTAGAAGGTTTTTCAACCAAATAACCTTGAATATATGCTCTTCCTGGTTCTAACCCAACAGCAAGTTTTGCTTCATTTGCTTCATGTGTAGCTTGAATGTCAGCATTCCCTGGAGAATTAATACCACGATTATAAAAAGGTTCACTGTCAAATTCCCATGAAACACCACTATTACTTGGACCATCATTAACTGTTCCAGCAGCGTGAATTGGTGGAGTAAGTGGATTAGGTGACGCTGACGTACCACTGTTTCTGGCTACATAAGTATTGCCTGCATTTGATACAACATCACCACTAAGATAGTATCTACCTGATACCCATTGTGAGCGATTATTATTTCTAAATTCACGCACATCAAGTTCAAAATTCTTAACTGTATAATTACCTGATTCATCATATGTGCGATCAGCTAAAGTTTTCTCTAAACCAGAATTTTCTGTTCTTTTAGTGTTACGTGTTGTTTGTCCAGATTTAACTCTAATTAATTCAATAAAATCAGTATCAGTAGTACTATCTTCTGTTAGCTTAGTTAATACAGAATCTATACTAAAACGATGCGCACCTGGGGCTGCATAGTTAAATGAGTTTTGTGCATTATCAAATAATGTTTCATCTTCTTCAGAAGTAATAATTTGCTCTGTACAAGTTAAACCAATACGGTATGTTGGTGTGTTTGTATATTTGTCAAGAACAAGTGTTTGTGGTTCTACCAGTACAAAGTGACCTTTAATATAATAAATACCCAGTTCAATTATTGCAAGTGAACCCTTGCCTGAAGGTGCACTTGCGGCAGCTTGGACAGTATAAGTTGCATCTACATCACTAATAATATCATTAACACCAAAAGTTTTCTCAGTTCCACTAGTGCCAGAATTTTTATAACGAACAAAAAGTGTTGCTGGATCTGCTCCAGAAGATTTTGCGTAGTGAATTACTTCAGCTTGTAGACCAGTTGCATTTACAATGGTTAAACCAACGAATTCTTCAACAACAGTATCGGCATTAACATTATTATATGTAGCTTGTAATTTAACGTAATCAACATCAACATCAACAGAAGAATTTCCAGGAACAACCATTGCCCCTTCTTTGTATACCCAGTCTCCAAAACGGGAAATTTGATTCTGCAGAATGGTTTGCATCTGCGTGAGTTCTCTTGCTTGAACTGCAAAGCCTGGACGATACAAAATTTTATAGAATTTTTTGCTTTCAGCAAAATCATCATAATATGGTTCGTTATTAAAATCTATAGGCATTTAAATTCTCTTTTAAAATTGTATAATTGTTCTTAGTGTAACCACTTCTTGTGAAGATGGTGTAAAGGCAGATTTATTATCAATAAACATCATCTGTCCAGAGTATTTATCTATACCAGGATTACCTACAGTATTAACTATAAACGTCTGAGGTGGACTATTACCGTTAAAAAAGGTATCATTAATTTGAGGAACATCATTATCTAATGATAACAATAATATCGCTGAAGATGTTGCTGTAACTACTCTATATTTTTTAACAATAACTTGTGTTATATCAGTAGCCCCAGATGTTACAGTTAAAGTTCTATTAACAAAAACTAAACTATCTTTTGGAAAGGAATTAACATTAATACTAGTTGCACAAATAAAACATGAAGAACCAAGTAAGTCGTTAAAATAATTTGTAGAATTATATGCAGTTGGATTTTTAATGATGCCCAATTGACGATAGTCGTTATTAATCTGTAAACCTTGATTTAAGTCAACAGAAACATTGCCGTAAAACATTAGCTTTCTTGCATACAATTCATCTGGAGAATTTTTACCATGTCCATTTTTTGGTGATGGTATAGCTCTTGCCGTTGCTGCAGATCCATTACCTACAATAGTAACATTTGCATAGCTATAATTAGTACCTTTATTAGTAATATTAATTTTAGATATACTTCCATTGACAGAGTTGATAGTTGCTGTTGCTCTTGCACCAGTTCCATCTCCTTCTATACGAACATTTGCAGTAGAATATCCGTAACCATTACTAATAATTTTTATTGCTTCAATAGTTCCAGGTGTAGTTAACATCTCACTATTTGCTTGTAAAGAATCTATATTACCAACAGATAAATCTGCTATTAATTCGGCTTCACTACCTGCACCACCTTGAGCAGAAACAGTTAAAGCAGCAAAACTATATCCAATACCAGGATTTTCTATAATTACGGAATCAAGTTGTCCACTATTTATAACTGGAATAATTATAGCAGAAGATTTTTCTGTTAAGAATTGAAATTCTGGTTCTGTCGATCTTGCGCCAGTAACAGTCAGAGTCGGAACACTTGAATATCCACTTCCAAACTTTCTAACAGCTGTGGCAGTAGCTTCTGCTCCAGCAAAAGTTAATACAGCAGTGCCACCAGTGGCAGTGACTGCGCCAGAAGTATGCGTTGGTGCAACTGTTCCAGAAGTTCCTGCTGTTGTAACTGTGTATAATTTTAAAGCATTAGTGACTTGACTATTTAATGTAAGTGAAGTCGAAGCTGTCCATGCAGTTCCTATTTTTACTGTAGGTATACTTGTATATCCATCACCCTCATTAATCGGAGATATGTATAAAACATTTCCATTGTTTAGCTTTGGAATTGCTGATGCCCCTGTACCACCGCCACCACTAATTGTAACTGTTGGTACTGTTAAATATCCAGAACCGCTGTTAGTTATAGTATAATTTCTAATTGAAGCCGTTAAATTTATTGCAGAAATTGCACCAGAAGAAACAGTTAGTGTTCCTTTTAAAGTAGTACCAATATACTTTAAAACAGCAGTTCCATTTTTAGCTATAGATTTTTTATGTGAAGGCGCAGTTGCACCGAAAGTTCCAGGTGTTACGACCTCATAAAAATCTTTGTTTGTATTGAAAATTTTCTGTCCTAAAAATACAGAAGCATTCGCAATAAAAGCTGACGTATTTAAAACTGGATCTGAAAAAGTTGCGGTTGCTGTTGTAAATCCTGTTCCACCACTTAATATATTTATTTGATTTATAAAAATTGGATCTGTTTCTAGAAAACCATCTCCATTAACTAAAATTTGAGCCGAAGTATATCCAGAACCCTTGTTAAGTATAGTAAGGGCATCTAAAGCACCATTATTATAAAACGTATTTGTTAATGCTGATGTTACAGGAATGTAATCTTCAGTTAAAAATTTAGTACGTAATGGGATTGGTACATTGTACATGTATTTCCAAACGTAACCATCTGATAAACTAAATGAATTCGGTTGTGAACCAACTGGTATAACTGTTGACAGACTATTTAAATTATTATCTAAACAAATATAAACATTGAAGTCTGATGTCATAACATAGAATAAACATTCTTCTAGCTTTTGTTTTCCAGTCACAGATAAATTTAATACTGCAGTTGCAACAGCACCTGAACCACCGCCACCAGTAATTGTAACTGTTGGGGTAGATGTATATCCATACCCACGTGATACTACATCTACGCCAACAAGTTTTCCAGAACCATTATCAATCACTCCTGTAAATACAGCACCTGATCCACCGCCACCAGTAATTGTAATAGTAGGTATTGTTAAATACCCAGAACCTCCATTGGTAATATTTAAACCAAGAATTTCTGTATTGTATTCATTATCATACATATCATATCTAGTTCCAGCAGTCCAATTATTACGTGGAATAACAAATGCTACATCATTCGGTCTAATTCGTTTACATGTAATAATTTCATCTCTGGTTTCTTTTTCATACTGTAAACTATCTGTTGGATACGGAGGAGTATTTTCATAATTCCACTGTATAGTTTTTCCTAAAAAATAGTAAAAACTAGAAAATTGATGTACAATATCATTATAAAGCCCTTCTGCAAGAGTTTTATGCAAGATAGTCTTTATTAAAGACGAATGACCTACAGTATGGGGCATTTAAACTCCTAATTTCCTGATTAGCTAATTGTGATAACCCAAGTTATGGCAATTGTATCGCCAGCACCTTTTGTCACAACAGGAAATGTAGTTCGGCATAACATTGTTCCTGCAGTTGAAGCATTAAAAATTCCAGCTTCTGTGATTGCTCCATCTCCAACACCAGCGTTAAATGTGCATGTGTAAGTGATAGTATTATTGGTAGGAGTACTTCCTGTTAATGCCACACGTGCAGTTTGTGCTTCTAACTGAGTATTAGCTAAAACTGCACCAGTAGTTCCAGTGCCGATACCCATATGCGTCATGGAAGCAGGGGTATTAGTAGTTGCAGTAATTTTACTGGCAATATGGTTTTTACCAGTAGTAACTACCAAGTTTGGTATTTCTATTTCCTGGATTACTTCTCCAGAACTATTAATTCTTTTCAGATTCACTAAACCTGTGAATTTAGCTGTTTCTTTAAGTGTATGCATAAGTGTTTCTCCTGTTAATTGCTAAAAATAGCATCTCTGTTATTTAAATATATTTCCTCAAAATAGTTCCCTTCTTCGTATGGATCCAGAACTACATATCCAAATTCTGTGGTAGATATATTCTGAATAGGTAATACGAAGAAAACATCTTGATCTCGTCTAATCACTAAATTAGTTTCTTCTAGTGTTTGTGATGACACTAAACTATTTAGTGCTGTTTCAAAAGTAGGTATTGCATGTGTAATATTTTGCGTAGTTCCTAATACTAAACCAAACGAAGCAACAAAATCAGAATCTGAAAGTGTTACACTATCTGTCTTAGTTGTAGAAAAGGTCTTTAAGAAACCTGCCGAATCGCTTGCTGTTACACTATCAGTTTTCGCAGCACTGAATACCTTTGATGTTATATTATCTGTCGATACAAGAGGATCACTAGATAAGCCTTTGAAAAATGTTAAAGTCTTAGCATCTGTAACTAGTAATTCTACTTCTTCGAAACCCAACCCTAAAGATTTTATTAAAGATTCTAATTCTATAGACAAATCAAAGTTATTAGAAATTTCAAATTCACCGAATAATGCAACTCCAGTTGGATGTATCAGCGTTTTTACTGCAGATTTATATGAAGATAGTCTTTCATCGATAGAAATAACATAAGAATAAATTTGATAATATTTGCTATCTTGTATATAAATCGAATCTGATAAGAATCCTTTATTTGTTTCAAAATAACCTGGATATAGTGCTAGTGTACCTAAAGTAACATCAATAATTGCAGGGGAAGAATTAGCAGGTATCTCTTCATTAGAAAAAGAAAATTCTTTTAATATGGTACCTGCATATGTTCCATCTACATAAGTTGATGTGATGTAATCTACACTATTAATAAATCCGTTTTCTGATACAGTTAATTTTGGTTCTAAACCAACAATAAAATCATTTATTCCATTATTAATTCTTATAGGAGATAAACCTAGATCAACTTCTACAATATCTTTGGAAGTTATAGAATTACTAGGTAATATAGAAGTTGTAAAGTCAAAAGGATAATTTATTCCATATTTAATAACTTGAATATTAAGGAGTGCTTCTGTTGCAGATACTTTAGTTGCTTTAATTAAAGTTCCAAAACCACTTCCACTTTTTAATTCGAATACTTGTCCTACACGAAATCCAGAGCCACCACTGTATATCTTAACTGTTGAGGTAGTTGATAAAATTTCTGCTTTGAATAGATCTTTATAGCGAATTAAATCACCTATATCGATAGCACCGTATATTTTTTTATCTAAAAATAATTCATATAGATCTTCACCCACAAATTGGATATTATTAATATCACCTGTTAAGCGTTCATTCTTTTTAATTCCAACACGCAAAATGGTATCTGCTTGTTCAATTTCTACAGTTTTACCTTCAATTACAGATACATCTCCAAACAAAACTTTAACAAAAATTGTAGTATTTTGATTCCAGTTACCGTCAGAAGGAATTAACCTTTGTTCAGCAGGATATAAAATACGAACATTTTTACCATACAATAATTTAAATAATAATTTATAAGATGCTTCAGATCCTTTTGCAAGATACTGGTCTCTGATGCGAGAAAGTAAAAAGCGTTCATCTTCAACTATGGTAGGAAGATTATATGATAATTCTTTTTTAAATTCTGTTACAAAACTTTCAAGAGTTTTATCAATGTCTCTAAATTCAGTAAGATCAACCCCTTGATTTTGTAAAAACTCATAGTATGCTTCTACAAATGCAACAAAGGTAGGATAATCTTCTCTGACAAATTCAGGAAGCTGTGACCTTACTACCGAAGCAATCGGTGTTCTTATTGTATTAATGTGACTCATTAAGAATCCGTTGAAAGTGTTCTAATAGAATTAAACTGATAATTAGTTCCAGCTTGTGAATCGCCATTAATCGTATCATCAGCAATAGCAGTTACTTCTAATAGTTCTTGATCTATTCTAATGATATTATTAAATGCAGAAACTATATCATAAGATTCAGGTTTAATCTGCAATTCAAAATCTGAATTATAAGTTTTCGAGATATTTAAATTGTTAATATCTATAGTACCCAAGCTATAGTTAATAGTACCAATAAATGGATCAACAATAATTTTTTGGGTACTACTTTGGTAATATAAACGAATATTTCCAGCAGAATCATCATCCAAATAATGTATTTCATTACTAGTAGGAATATAAAATCCTGTTGATGCAAAGACAGAACCTTGTGCACCGCCATCTTGAGAAATTGGATTAATTAGATTAAAAGAATATCTTGACGCAATATTAAATTTAACATCAACTGGATAATGAATCATTACACGAGTTAAGTTATTAATGATAGAAAGATCTGATTCATCGATAATTCTAAGTAATTTAGAGTAGCGCATCATAGAATCAAATTTTTCTAAATCAGTAGTATTGTAAGATATAATAGAATTTTTAACTAGAGTTTCAATTTGGGCAGCACTTTTCGTAGTTGATCTTGGGTTATAATAAACAAAAGAAGTAACACGAATGTTTAAAAATTTTGGATCTACAATTTCTGGGATAACTGTAAGAACATTTTTAGATTTTAAGATATTGTTAGTAATAAACAGTTTTTGGACATCTGTTAGTTTGTCTACTTCTTTTGGTTTAATACAAATATATGTTTTTCCATAAATTGGTGGATCATTATCTTCGCCACCCCAAACTGAAATTGTTTGTGCTTCTGAGAAGTTTTTTAATATAATTGCTTTATAATCTTCTGTTGTTACTGCTCGATTTTGAGAAGCGTAATATTTTGGTGCATTGAACTTGATCTCATCAATACTCTCTGGGCTGGCACCACCAGCAGCTGTAGCAGTTGCCGTTACAGATAAACTACTTCCTGCAATAGAAACACCACCATATGTGAATGAAGATGCAAGATTAGCTTCTTCTAAACTAGAAACCATATAATCTAGTGTAACAACATTACCATTAAAAAGTGCTTTACCTATGTTGTCGTTACCAAAAGAAAGTTCATATAAACCATCATCAATTTCTTTAACAAAGTATACATTAGAAAATTCTGTAATATCAGTTATTGTATCGGCACGAGTAAAGTTTTGATAAACACCTGAAGAAGAATTTTCTTGAACACTAACTGTTAAAGTACTTAAATCTACATTTGCGTTAGGAATAATAAAGCGAACTCCTGCAGCTACAGTATATTTGTATTGAAGTGGAGTACCTTCGGTTAGAACCAACCCAGTAAAAGTATAAGTACCAGCACTAGAAATAGCAACAGTTGTAGAAGATCTATTATAGAATGTGTACGTAACATTATCAATTGATGTCAAAAATGGCTGCATCTCTGGAATAGTAACAGTAGAAGGCGTAGTAGTTGGTGAAGTTATTGTTGCATTAACTGTGGCTTTGGCACTTAAAGCTGAACGTGGCATATAGCCTAGCATTTTTGCCAATGAAACTACAGAAGCTCTTTTACTTGCAGAATCTAAGAAGCACTCATTAACAGCAAGGTTTGTATAGATACCGTTATAGTGGGTATTATATGCTAGAACATCTAGAAGTACAGCTAATCCAGATCCTTCAAAATCGTAATCTGAAAATTCACTCTGTGATTGTAAAAATGTCTTTAAATTCGTTTTAATAGTATCAAAGTCTAACTCTGATACTTTAATTCTTTTATTATTTGCCATTATCGGGTTCTCTCTAATGCTAGGTCAAGAGTTATAGGTCTCTCGGTATTAACTATTTTAAATTCTAATGTTATGTAAACAGAGTTAGTATCCACAGAATCATCTACTCTGACACCTAAAATTTCTACTCTTGGCTCAAAGTTATTAATAACATCAATAATTGCTCGTTGCAACATATTTGTAAACATTGGTCCAGGCATTTCAAACAACATTGCTCGAATCGGAGAACCAATTTCACTGTGGAATGGTCTCTCAAAATTTCGGGTCAATAATAAATTCTTTATGGACTGCTTGATAGCATTGTCGTCATATCGGCGAGTTATGTCTCCCGTCACTGGATGTTTAGTGAAGTTAAGGTCTAGATCTGAAAAGATTCTTGTATTTCTTGCCATATTGTTTATTTAGGTTATTCTACAAAAGTGTTACTAGATCCTTCGGCAATTGCATCTCCGCATGTAATATTATCCCCTATTCTTGCAGCTAGATTACCTTCTATAAAGGTTTTACTCGCTCCACTATTTGGAGATCTTGTAGCACCAGCGTGGGTAACAACCCCACATACATGAGGAGCATGAAGGCATCCTGTATTGACCACAGAAGCTAATTTACCATTAAAAAAAGTTTTTGTTACTGGAGTTTGAATAAGTGCAGTCGGAGCAAAACATCCGTGCCCTGTACTCATATCTCCTATCCTACTAATGGCTGGCATTATGTGGTATACCCTACAAAAGTTTGTAAATTATTTTTACCTTCGGTCCAGTCATTGGTAACTGTTTTACTGTATACTTGAGTACTCAGTACAGTAGTTCCATCCATTGCTTTAGCAGTATATGTAAAAGTCTTAGACGTAACAGGACTAGCCTTGTATGAAATCATTTGATACAGGTTGTTTAAATCTATTTCGTTAAACCTAGTAACTACGGGAAAAGTACCTTCTGGTGTTCTGTATGTAATAGTATTATTAAAAGAGTCTTTGTAGTATCCAGAAAGTGTATTCCCAGAGATAACAATGGTATTTGGATTAACCTGATCTACAGTTATAATAACTGGGTAAGGCAGCGCAGTGATATCGTCAATATATGTTATAGTATGAGATATTGTTACATTCTCATTTACTGATCCTAGATCTGTTAATGAAGGAGTCCAAGCCATTATGCTGATTTTGGTGGTATGTTGTCAATAAGTACAAATCCAGCAGGAAATCCCTTTGAATCTCTTTTATAAGTTCTGTCATTCACCATTGTAAATGCCATCTTTCTTGTACCTTTAGCTTTATAACTCATATGAATCCAGATAGATTCTGGGTAACGATATTCAAGAATAATTTGATCGTATGGCAGTATCTTTTCTAACAACTGAACATATTCATATGTTTTTTGCCCTTTGTTTGGTAATAAGATACCAATATCTACTGCCCTGCCTTTACAATGATCTGAAGTGGCAGATTCATTTGCTACAAGACCACGAAGGCGATACCCAGAATTAATCCTCCATTGAGTTTTATATCCACCAATACCACCTGGAAGAGCCTCAAGAGCAGGTTCAAGTAAATTTTGCGCAGTGAATGCTAAATTAGAAACAATATCTTGTACAGTAAATAGTATTTCTGGACCTTCTTTAGTTTCTCTAAGCATCTGGTTAACAAGTTTATGTTTACCACCGACACCACCATCAATCAACATGCCTAGTGTAAAGTTTTTAGACAAACGATAATCATTTGTAAATTCTCGTGTAGATTTAATAATACTTGTATCTACGTCAACTTCTTTGGCATTAGCAGATGGTTTAGTAATAGCTGCAGCTTCTTCTGAAGCACTTGGGTCTGGAGCACCAACTACACCCTCAGTTCTAGCTTGCTGAGCAGATGCTGCACGACCTTCTGGCGTGTCATAATCATCAGGAGTTTCAGCTGTAGTTTTTTCTTCAATTTGTCTTTCTGGTGGTATAGAAAATGGAACAACAGGATTAAGTGGATCACCAAGAACTGGTGGAACTAACGGAACATCTTCAACATCAGTTGCTCCAGCAGCACCATTACCAAACTGTCCTTGTGAATAATCCATACTGGTGGTTCCACCACTTAGATAATTTGCATCACCCTCAGATTCAATATTTGTTTCAGCACCTTTAATACTTAGAGCACCAACAGCTTGTGTATTGGATACTCCATCTGATTTAGTATAAATGTTTGCTGCTTGAATAGAATAATCTCCAGCAACTTTAACTTTCATGTCGCCACCAACAGCTATTGTTAAGTCAGTAGCTACACCAATGTCTGCATTATTTCCAACTTTAATGTTAGCATTTTGTTCAACCTGAATATTAGCATCTGTTCTAGAGTAGATATTTGCAGTACCATCAACAGTAATATTTAATTCACCTGATACATGTATACATCCATTTTTTTCCATTAACACAAAGTTATCACCAACAATATAGTTTACTTGTGTACCCATTGGGTCTATTTCAGAAAATGTTCCTGAACGATGATATGTGTTAATTCTTTCATATCCTGGAGTATCGTCAAACTCTTGCACATGTCCTGATTCAGTTTCAAATACTTTATTGAATGGATATTGTGCACCAAAAGTTGCTTCAGGTTGGTCCCAAGAACCAAGATCTAGTGCTTTTGGAATACCACGTGCACGTACTGCATCTTTTTTTGCAACAATAGTACCATCAATAATACCACGAGCTAATCTGTTTGTGTCTGGTTCACCAATATACTCACTTAGTGGATATTTGTTATTTGGATCTCTAAATCCTGTTGTGAATGACCCAGATTCAATACTCTTTTGGGATGGTCTTGGAGTAGAATCATCGCCATCTTTTGGTGGTTCTGCTGGTGGAGAGCCAGCATCTTTTTCAACTCCACCAGTTGATGCTTTACCGTAGAAGTATTCATAATATGATAATTTTAGTGCAGAGATGTCTGGAGAATTAACACCAACTGCTTTTTTAGCAGCAAGAAAGAAGTCTGGATGTTTGCTTGAAGTAACACCCTTTACTCTGTCTTTAATATACAGCGCAGCAACTAGTGCAGAAACATTAATGTCCGTATCTAAAGAATCAGGATTATTAATAATATCTAAACTTAGTCCAGTTGCATTAGCAAGATTTTGATATCGTTTATAGTTACCACGACCAGTTAACTGAATAAATCCACGACCAAAATATTTACCACCATCTGCATCAGTAAGATTTCCTAAAAAACCTTTACCACGTTTTGTTGGTCCATATGCCCATGAGAAAAACTCCGCTCTTGTCATACCCTTTTTTGAGGCATTTGAATATGTGGCTATATCTTCTGGTGTAGCAAATGAATAAATTTGTTTTAATCTACTTTCGCTGTAGTTAAAACTTTCTAATTGAGGTATCCATCTAGATTCACCACCAGCGATACCTAACAGAGCACACTTTTGTTCTTTGGTTGTCAACCCTACTTTATCACATGCAGCAATTAATGCTTTAATGCCTTCAGTAGATTTTGTTGGATTAGGAGATGATTTTGCAGGTGGTATTGTTGGTATTGCAGTATTAGTTGATGTTGGTTTTACTTCTTCACTAGTTGTTCCTGTTGTTACAGGTGTACCATCCCCAGATGTTACTACATTACCAGATCCATCTGTTAGTACATTTACTTTACTTTGAGTAACTGCTTCTAAGTTAGTTGGTGGATCTTCAAATTTAAGAATATTTTCAACATAATCAACAACAGAATAACTAATTGTAATTTGCGTACCACTATCAATAGAAACAATAAATGTTTCTGCTGGAATACCAAAAGCCAGCACTTTCATGTTAGCTTTTAGTCCTGAAGTTAAATTAGTATTACCAGTTTCTGGATCATACAATGTCAATTGTTTTCCAGAAGTTGGTCCAGGGATTGTTCTTATTTGTACAGCTTCTGTTTTACTTCCTGTAGTAATTGGACCATCATCAGATTTGTCTACAGGAACAGGTGTATTTGGAATACCACCAACAGTTCCCATCATGATTGGTTGTTGCTGATCTTCATCTGCAAAGATAATAATTACAGTCGTGCCTTCTACTGGACCAATCGGAGTATGTCCGATACCGTTCATTGCAGCAGAAGTTACTGGTTGAACAGCAACTGCCCATGGAAGATCTGCAGTAGGTAGTTGTGATTTATCATGCGTGTGCAAACCTACTATACGCACTTGACATCTGCCAAGTCTTAGTGGATCACTTCTATTTTCTACAATACCATAGTAAAAATTCATTATCGTGTTCCGTTCATATTCATCATAGATGTTTCTTTAATAATTTCCATATTGCATTCATGTTTTTCTCTATCAACATAATGATTAATAGCTGCAATAATATAGTTACCAGAAAACATTTTGTCTGTGGTATCTCCGTCTTTTTTAGACAAGGGTTCAATTCTTTTAAGATCTAAGTTAATTTTTTGTCCAACAGTATAATCACATCTACCTGGAACTGTAATACTAATCTTGTTAGCTTCTGCCAATTTCATCAATGAATTTCGTTCTTGATTAGATTTTGCATAAGTAACATCACCAAAACCATTGAAGTTTCCAAAGTTTTTAGGAAGATTAATAATTTTTGAATTGGATCTAAAGGTACTACTATCTGAATTAATTGGAAATTCATTTAAGTGTTTTTGTTGTTCAAAACGCTGGAACATATTATAGTTTTTAGCAGTATATGTTTTTTTTGTTACATCATAAGATACTTGTCTAGATGATAACATCCCCGAACGAATACGATCCATGTAATCAAATGCAGTCGGAATACTAATATCAAGAATACGTCTATAATCTTTTTCTGTATTTCTCGCACTGCCACCAAGTGGACGATCATCTC